TTAAATATCAGTATACGCGCGCACGCACTCTTATAGAGATTATTATAGAGATATAATAGAGATACAGTAATAGAGAAAAAGAAATTAAATAAAGAAAAAGATGTTACAAAGTTTCAAAAATTATATCAGAATGGGTGTGAGTGTTTCTGTATCCACCAACCCCCCCCGAAAAGTCCCCATATGGGTTGAAATTAGGTTGAAAATTGAATTAAAACTCTAAATTATAATGAGATAAAATTTTTATATATTTATAAAGATAAGGAACACAAACAAAAAAGCCCCACTAATAAGTGAGGCTTTCTATTGCTACACAATGCGCGACCTACTCACACGCATCTCTAAACGTGGTATAATTGAAGTTTATATTATCGCGCTTTAACTCGTTTGATATGTCATCTATTAAACTATCTTTGTGTACTATCTCATCACCATACGCATCTAATGTAGTACTATCCTTAATACATTTCGCTATCATTTTATAATACTTTCTACTTAGCATAATTAAACACTCCTTTCATCACTTAAGGTGATATGTTTATTGATTAACTCTTTTAAGTCATTCTTATTGATAAAATTCCCATAATTACACGCATTATATACGTCTTCAACAAGTTTATTAATATTAATACTATTATCATCTACAACAATATTATTATTTACTTTATTATTAATAACATCAATATATAAATTTAATGTATCAATTTTTGCATCTTGTTTTTTTATTTTGTTTTCTAAATTATTAAGAACATCAACAACGTCATCAACATTTTCAATAACTTTATTTACATACATGATTAAACCTCCTCAATTGGTGTAACTATTAATTTAACATTTTGCTCATTTTCAACGATTTTTACATCATGCGTCAACTTGTTTATTCTTCTTAAATATTCTTTCACTATTATAGCGTTTACGCGTCCATATTGCGATTTACTGATTGTTATATTCTTATTGTATTTATTAAACATGATTTTTTTTCACCTCTTTTTTGTTTTATTTGTTTTGTACTATATATTAGGCAATATATTTATATATACCAATATATTTATATTATTTATTACTTTCAATATATATTTATATGTATTATTATATATAGTGCTTCGGCACGGCTTTTTGAAATAAATCATAAATAATGAAAGGAATTTCTTATGTCAAAAGAAAAAACAGTAACTCAAAACAACGGAACAAGACAACATTTGACGCAAGAAGACCTTGCTAAAAAAATGGGACTTGGAATGCCAACAAATAAAGTGGTTGCAAGTAAAGTGCTTACAATGAAACAAGTTATTCAAACGCGTGTAAATGAAGTAATACACGAAACGCTTTGTAAAGAATTTCAAGAGTTTTATTATGAAATTGGCGAAACAATAGTTCAACACAAAGGCAAGGACAACGGAAAGAAAATCAGTGGCTATCAATTAGTACTACCAAAAGAAGATTGCGAGTTTAACGGCAATACTGAAAATGGTTTTGCAATAGGTAACCCAACTTTATATATTCAAGGAATAAAAGTGCAAGATAGCTTGTATGTTGTTAAGAACGGTAAAACAATATTCTACGATGATGTAAAGTAACTTATAAAGTAAGTGTTTTATAAAAAGCAATAGACCTCAATCAATTAATTTTGATTGGGGTTTTTTGTTTTATAGCAATAATTAAACATGAGGACATTATGCAATTAAATGAAGTGATAAATAAAGATGATTATAAAATCAGTGAAGTAACAAGTTATGATGGAACAATAAATATTATTTTAAAGCCAAAGAAAAGGAATTGCAAGATTTGTAAGAAAAGTTTTGCAACGAATAATACTGAATGGCTTGGTTGGAAGACAAAAGATAATTTTTCAGTTGGTGGTTGGTTTTGTAGAAAACACTATTACAAAGCAATGAAACTGATAAAGATTTGTAGGTGAATCAGTGTAGGTGATAAATGTTATTATCAGAGCTTGAAAGTATAGCCTCATTATAGCTACCTACACTGATGATAAATAAAAAGAAAAGAAAAAGTGAGAGCCAATAACTGGTCCTGTAAGTCCTACCACACCTGCATAGGAGGTACGGCAAAGGAATATGTGAGGCTCTCACAGTTTTTTGATAAATAAAAAGAAAAGGAAAAGGAGGCTGTATGAAAGAATATAAACAAAAGATGAAAATGTTTACAGTAACAACAAAGTTGTGGTTTGTAGGATTAAAGAATTTATGGAAAATGACAACATTAGACAGATATATGCATAGTCATATTTCTGAATTAAGTATGTTAAGACAAAGAGTTGATAAACTAGAAAAGGAGGCTGTATGAAGAAAACAGCAAAGAAAAAGCCACGAATAGAAAGTATTATTGATTTGGTGGACTGTCATCTTGATGGAGAAATAACACAAGATGAACTGATAAAGAAACTGATGGGATTTATTGGAAAGCCAATCATTAAAATATCAGAAATGGAATATATTGTCATTGAATGGAAAGGCAATCTGTGTTTGAATTGTAGAAGCACATTTACAGATGGTACTAAAGATAATTGGGTAGATGTATCCGATTTAACTGATTTTACAGTAGGCGAATACAATGAACTTGTAATGAAGTTACACACACATTATCCTGATTATCCAATTGAATACCTTGAAGGGAGGTTTGTGTAATGAAAAAATGCAAAGTATATCTTGAAAACAAAGCTGGAATGACACATGGAGTAGAAATATGGGATTATGTGGACAAATATCATGCTGTTGGTAAAGCTGTATTAGAGTTTCCACATTTATTTTGTAGAGTTAAAGAAATTAAAGAGATAAATAAAACAGAAGATTTGGAATACATACATGATTCAAACAAAGGAGAATAAATGACTGACATGAATATAATAAACAGACGATTAGAAATATCTGATGAACTGATTGAGAATGTTTTAGTTTGTGCATTTGATAGTGGCTCGACATACTGGGCAAACAATATCAGTTGTGAAGATAATGAAGATATGAAAAAGGTTGGTGGCTGGAAACACGAATATTTAACAAAAACAAAGAAAAAAGATGCTGTAATGTATATACATGATGCAGAAACAGGGGAGAAATACCCAATGACAAAGAAATCAATCATTGATGCATTACAGAAATTAGATACTGAATACCCTGAAATACTTGATAGAATATTAAATGAACAATATGATGCTGATGATGCAGATATAGCATTACAGATGGCTTGTTTTGGAAAAATTGTATTTGGATAACCAACAAAGGAGACAGAATGAAAACGAATGACATAAAAAAAGGCACAAACATAAGAACAAAACAGCTTGGTGTTTCTGTTAATGGAATTATGATGGACAATTTAAAGGGAAATACAAGACTGATAAAGACGTTTGGCTCAGAGATTGGATTATTTGATGAAATTGGTAGTGTTTATTCAACAGATATAATAATGGCTGAGAACAGTGATGGTATATGGGAAGATGTTGAACATACTGATAAACAAGTAAATGATGCTGATTTTAGAAGATTAGCAGGATTCTAAACAAACAAAGGAGAATGAAATGGAATTACGTGAAATAGAAAGACAGATAAATCTGATTGAAGATGAAAGAGAACTTAAAACAATACAGGGTTTTATAAAAGACAGAAGAACTTCACTTGGGAACAGGCTTAAGTATACATTAAATGTTGGTGAGAGAGTGGCTGTAAATGGTAGTAGAGGATTAGAGGAAGGCTATGTAATAAAAATAAACAGAAAAAGAGCAATTGTTAATATTGATGATATGAAATGGAATGTACCATTTTCAATGATAACAAAAATGGGAGACAGTGATGAGTAAAACAAAAGAAAGACTAAAGGAAGCAGAAAGAATACTTAAAGCTGTTTTAGAAGATGAGCAGGACACAAGTAGAGAATATTTAGTTGCTTTAGTAACTACATATTTCAGTCCTATAAAAAAACTAAAAGGAGATAGAGATGGCAGAATCTAAAGAAAAAGACTATCAGTTAAGTAATTTAATCATAGATGCCTGTGATACACTTGATTGTGATTGGGAAGATATACAGAAAGGCGATTATGACCAAAATGACATGATACACGAGATAGCAGATAATGCTGTTCCAATATATTATTGGGATATTGCTCAATATGCAGCGTGGAATACTGAGTTGATGCAAGAGATACCTGAAACTGGAAGAGATACTGAACCATATAAAATGATACAGGCAAACATATATGAGGCAATCTGTGAAGGATTATATGAACACGTAGCAGAAAAGGAGAAAGAAGATGAATGAATTTAAAGGTTGGGAAGAAGTACCTGATGAAGATTTGTGGGAAGATGGAGAGCTTGATTCAGAACAAGTTAAAGAAAAACTGTATCAAGAAGTAATCAGACAAGGAGTTTGGAGAGTGATAAGAAACATAACAAAAGGAGAATAAAGATGGAAACAGTAAAAGACGCAGGTGTTAATAAACAAAACAATCTACCTGTTGGTGGCTTTAGAGTAAAAGCAAGAAAACTAAAGTTTAATATAACAGAGTATTCTAAATACATAAAAACAGGAGAAACAACAGATTATTCATTGTTTGTTATTCCTAAACATCAAAGAGATGAAGTTAACAGTAATGTGAAAGGTATTATGGGAAGCATTAAAGAGGTTGGAGTAATATCAGCTATTTCTGTTACACCATCAATTAAACATAAAGGGAAATATGAAGCATATGATGGACAGCACGTAATAACTGCTTCCAAAAGGCTTGGACTTCCTGTTGTATACAATGTTTTTAGAGATGTATCAAAAAGAGCAATGGTCTTAGTTAATAACAAATCAAGAAACTGGAAGTTGGGAGACTATTTAAAATGGGGAGTTACTGATAACATTGATGATTATTGCTTCCTTGATAAAGTGTATAAGGAAGAGAAGATACCACTGACAGCATTAGTGATGATGTATGGTGGCTTTTATGCCAATTCGTCATTTAAAGAACTTAACTGGAAAGCTTTAACAGTTGAACGTGGTAATGATATACTTAGATATGTTAAGGACTTTGAAAAAACATATAACATAGAACAATCAAGACACGCAAGATTCATATGGGGACTAGGAACAGCAGTTGATACAGGGTTATATGACCATGAAAGAATGATGATACAGTTATCAAAATGTTCAAAGTTATTAACAAAACAAGCAAATCCAAAAGGATATACAGAGAATATTCAAGATGTGTATAACTATGGAAGGTCAGACAAAGTACAATTCACACAAAAATAAAGGAGAATAAAATGGAATATAGTAACAATTTTCCACCAAATGAAACAAGGGATATGGCAAAACTGTGGGATACTGATATCGATAGAATTTTAAAAGTCATGCTCTCAGATGGAAAATGGTATACAGTAAAAAATGATGATGGAAATAATTGGTTTCAACTGACTGGATATATTGGGAACAAGCCATACTATTTTAGTTTAGGAACAACTGAAGATTTCATTGATAAAGATGGAAGTAAATGTATGAGATGTTATAGAATATCTGGACTAGTAAATCAAATTAAGCTAATAGAAGAGGAGTTAAGTTAAAGTGCGTTGGACTGATGGTTTAGTGGAGGAATTTGTCAAGGTAGCAACTTCAGGTTCTTATGGAGACTACTTTGACTGTCCTTCTCTGAAACAAAAAATAAGAAGGTTTAAAAAACTAAAACATGATAAGGAGATTAGTTATGGGAATGGATGTATATGGAAAAAATCCAAAAATAAACAGTGATGATTTTCCAGTTTATTGTAAATTACAAAAAATGGATTTTAAAAAGAGGTGGGATATACTCGATAAGAAGGCTGTATGTGAAGAATGTCAAGGAGAGGACTGTGGGATGTTTGTTAATGAAAATGGGGATTGTTGGAAATGTGAAGGGAAGGGTGAATACAGCATAAACTATAAACTAAAAAAGCTATACCATAAAGAATGGGATGAATACGAGAGTTCAAATCCAGGAGTTTACTTCAGGAACAATGTATGGTGGTGGAGACCTTTATGGGATTATTGTTATTTCATTGCTGATGATTTAATATCAGAGGAATTATGGAATAATGGTCATAATAATAGTGGAGCAGGGTTAAACGATAAAGATGCTAAACTTTTAGGCAATAGGTTATTGCAGAAAATAAGAGAGGGTGATGCAGATATGTTTAAAAAACTTCATGAGGAACAAGAAGAAGACAAAGAATACAAATATCCTTTTGATGTTGATAATGTTAAAGCCTTTGCAGAGTTTTGCATTCAGAGTGGAGGGTTTGAGATATGCTAAAAACAACAAAGAAAATGCGAGAAGACCTAAAAAAACTCAGAGAAGATGACCTTGTTGTATGTAATATGTGTGGCTCTGAGGAAATAGAAGAGCCAATATTTGCAAAAAGCAATAGTTGTATAATTATTGATGGAGAACCTTACTATAAATGGGCAAATGAGGTTGATGACACTCAGTATTGGTGTGATAGTTGTAATGATATGGCGCGACCAGTGCATATATCAGAATGGGAAGAAATAAAAAGGGAGAAAAAAGATGAGTAAAATAGCAGACCACGCACAGAACTTTCTTGATGAAGTGGGATATTCATTAGGATACAACATAAACAATCTGCCTCACATAAAAGACATTGAGACAGTGTGGGCGCATAGAGTTCATATTTGGGAATATAAAGGCATGACTGAAGATGAATACTATTGGGGTGGTAAATGATTGGGTGGATTGCAGTGATAGTATTAATATTACTGATAATAGAAGTGTTTAACGATTAACAATTAACATTGAGATAGGGTTGTTTGAGGCGATTTCGTCATTAAAGAAACAGAATGGTAGATGTGCGATTCCTGTGACGTAGGAACTGGCCTGCTACCCTTACAACCCTTTCTCAGTAAAATGGAGAAATTAATGAATATTGTAAAACAAATGATAAAAGAACTATCAAAAAATGATAAGAATGGTATTTATTTGCGCGAGATTGCGCTTTTAATGGAAGAAATTGATATGCTTAAGGATGAACTAAGGGTAAAGCAAAATCTAATCGAAAACTACGAAAAAAAGATAAGAGGTAAAAATGCCAAATCGTAAAGCCAAAGAACGTAAGCAGGAAAAAGCACGTAAACATGAAGAAATTAAACGCTGGAAAAGACAGCAGAAATTAAATAAGAAAGAGAAAAACAAATGAACAGTAGAGAAGACATACTTGCAGAAATAAATATGATAAAAGTTCTTGTGTGGAAACTGTGGGAGGATTCTCATGGGAGTATACAGAAGAATGACTGGAGTGAACTTAAAAAAGAAGTTATTAAAGAGATGAGAAATAAATGAGAATAATGAAAAAAATGTTAGATAAATTAAATAATATATTTTATATTAATAATAGATATACGTTATAGAAAGGATAGATATATATGAGTGATATTACAACATATATAATCAAAAATATAGACAAAAACACATGGAAGAGATTCAGAGCAAAATGTCTGTTAGATGGATACAACTCTGCTTCTGAGCTTTTACATAAGTTTATAAATGATTATGTTGGAACTAAAAATGATAAGTAAAAGTCCAATAGATATTGAGGGTATCTATAAAGGATTCTTAGATGATAAACAAGAAGAAAACAGAATAGCAAGATATGAGGGTAATGAGGATTGGTATCATGCAAGTGGAGCAGGTTCTTGTTCAAGGAAATTGTATTTTGAATCTGTTGAGAAAGCTGAGAAAACAAATATTATAGATACGAGAACATCAAGGCTTTTGAGACTTGGTACTGTTGTCCACGAGGATATTCAAAGTTCTCTTACGCGCACACACGCACTTAATAGAGATAATTATAGAGATAATAGTATCTCTACTATTAGAGAAAAAGAAAATAAAAATAAAGAAAAAGAAATTGAATTTCATGTTGAAGGAGAAGTTCAGATAAAAGAACTGAATGTTAGGGGTTTTTATGATGTAGTGGCTAAAGACAACACCTCTCCTGAGCAGCCAATTTATTTATATGATATTAAAACTTGTGGTGGATGGTCTTGGAAGATGAAGTTTGGCAGAAAAAAAGAAGTCAATACATCTATCCATTATGAGTTGCAGTTAGGAACATATGGATATGCAATAAAAGAAATGTTTGGAAGATTAGATGGTATGTATTTGTATTATTATAACAAAGATAATTCAGATATGAGAGCTGTACAAGTTCCTCTTACATATGTGTCAAGAGCATACCTTTTTTGGAAGAACATAAACGATGAACACAAACAAGGATTACCTGATTTTAGAGTTGGAGTTTCTCCAGTTCAGAAATGGCAATGTAACTATTGTCAATTTAGAAGTCACTGTAACCCACCAAGATAGATATGATAAGAGCTGAGGTTAGATTTAAAAATTCTGCATTTATGAAAGCACTTGAAAGAAGCAAGTATAATTCAATAGCTGAGTTTTCAAGGGTTTCTGGGATAAGTTATTCATATCTTGTAGAATATGCCAATTTAAGACATTCTTTTAAATCACTTGAAGACCAAGTTAAAATAGCTCAACTGCTTGACTGTGAATTATATGAACTGTTTGACCAATACAATAAGGTTGTAGAAAAAAACAAAGGTACTGTTAGAAGAATAGTAAAAGAAATACCAGTTGAAAAAATGTTATCATTTGAGTCAAAAGAGTTACGTATGCTTGAGTCTGATTATAGTACTGATGACATTGACCATGAGATAGGACTTGAACAAGAAGTCAGAGATGCCCTAGAAACATTAAAAGACAGAGAAAGAGATGTAATAAAGATGCATTTTGGGATTGGGGTAGACGAACCAATGTCTATAGAAAAAGTTGGTAAAGAATTTGGTTTAACAAGGGAAAGAACTAGGCAAATTAAAGAAAAAGCATTAAGAAGACTAAGGCACAGGGCAAGAGGTGATAAGCTTTCGCCTTATGCTATTACTTCACCATCAGCAAAAAAAGAAGCAAGAGAAAAAATTTCAAATTATAATTATGGACAAAAATACTCAAGAGAGCTATCAGCTGAGTATAAAAAAGAAAAACAAAAAAAGGAGAGTGAATATGAGTAAAACAACACAAAGCACATTCATGAAACTCTACAAAACCGATGTAAGTAAGTATGTTGAAAAGAAAGGTCAATTTAATTACTTATCTTGGGCAAATGCAGTAGCAGAGCTTAAAAAGGCATGTCCTACTGCGAGATGGGGAGTTACTAAAGCAGAGGATGGTTCGCCATTCTTTGTAACACAGTGCGGTTATTTTGTTGATGTATGGGTAGAGGTTGATGGTATATCACTATCACAAATACACCCTGTACTTGATAATCGTAATAAATCAGTAGAACAACCAAATGCGTTTCAAATTAATACCTCTTTACAGAGAGCTTTGGCTAAATGCATCGCTTTACATGGACTTGGGTTATATATCTTTGCAGGAGAAGATTTACCTGAGCCTGATGCATTGACACCTGATGAGGCAAAGAAGCTTTATGATTTAGCAAAACCTTTAGGGAAGAAGTTTGTTGATGACTTAAAGAATAAGGCTACCAATATGGAACTGCATGTAAGTAACTATGAAGCTGTTATCGAAAAGATACAAAACATGATAAAAGAAAAAGGAGATAAATAATGGCAGACGTAAACGATATGTTTAACGACATAACAAAAGAACAAAGCTTTTATAAAGCTACAGAAAAGAAGGATATAACACCGTTTGCAAAAGGTGAATATCTTGGTCATATAACTAAAGTCGAATCAAAGGTGCTTGATGTACAGGGGAAATATAAGGCAAGGCTGTATACATACACTGTTGAGGTTGCTGATGAAAACAAAAGCAAAGACTTTACTTATGTGGACATAAATGGAGACTCTAAAGCCACCAAAGGACACGTATATGTTGGTAAGAAGTTCTTAGGTAAACTATGGAGATTCCTTGAACCAACTGAAAAAGATACTTTTGAATCTAATTCAACTGGAAACACCAGTTATCTTAAGTTTTGCGAAACAATAGATATTAACTGTCCTATAGAAAAAAGAAATATAGGTGGAGAGGATATTGAAGTTCAAATACTTCCAAATTTATCCCCTGAAGATTTCTTAGGACAACCTGTAACTGCTGTTGTTGATTGGGGAAGACCTTGGACTGACAAAGAGGGTAATAAAAGGCAGTATTGGGATTGTAAGTTTTGCAAAAAATGGGATAGTGGTAAGAAGAAAACTATAACAGGAGAAAATAAAAATGACATTCCATTCTAGGAGGAAAGTAAGACCAATGAAAAGTGTTTTAATTAACGTGCTTTATCGGATTGGTGTAAAGCCAAGAAAAATGGTTGATATGTTTGGTGTATCAAGTGCAACGATATATAGACATATAAAGAGGTAGTGTCATGGTAGAGGAGAGCAGGTACACCCCACACACCCGTAAGGTTCTCGTATCTGCTCTTTTCTTAACAGAATTGGGCATGTGCTATCAAGCAATGACAAAAGGCGATGATTAACAGATAGTATCGGAACATGCCCTTTAATTAAATAGGAGAAAGACAATGGGTAGAGCAATAGATATGGAAAAAGATATTGATGCTTTAAAACTGAAGATTAAAAAGCTTGAAGACACAGTTAGAGGCATGGTATCAAAACTTGATGAAATGGATGAAAGGTCATCGAAAACAAAACATGTAGATTTAGTGGAAGATGTTGGAGCAGATACTGAGGATTTAGGTACATGTATAACAGGAGTAGCAAAAGATGAAGAAGAAAAAACCGACAATGAAGGAGATGGAAAGAGTAGTAAATCAGTTAATACTACAAAATCAAAGTCTTCTAAAAAGAATAAGTAGTTTAGAGTTTGTTATAGAAAGCTATCATGAATGGAAAAAAGATACAAAAGAGTTTTCAGAGTTCTTACGTAACAAAGTTGAAGAGTTGGATAAAAACAGAACTAATAGTGATTTATCTAACAAGCGACCACAAGAGGTATCTAAACCAGTACAAAGCACTAATTCATGAAAGTGGATTAGAAAAAAACCGCAATAAAGATAGGAGATGGGAAGAAATGAAGACAAACATAGCAGAGCTTGTATGTGAGGTTCTAAAAAATAAAAAGTGGGGCATCTTTTTTAAAAACGAACCTATGCAGTCTCTTCCAGTACAAGATGGCACAGCTATTTTTAAGGTCAATGAAGTTAAGGAAGAAAAAGTAGTGGATGCTATCAAACAAGCCGTAGAAGAAAGGGTAGGTGAATGGCAGAATCATCAGACAGGCCAAAATCAGAACGACAACGAATCATTGACTGGTATGAATCAGATATTAAACGATACAGAGGAATGATTGGACAACTAACAGAGTATAAGACTTTAGTAACTCAAGAACTTATAGATAGAACGCAAGAAAGAGTTGATGAGTTAAAAGGGAAAGAGAGTAAGTGGAATGTTATTAGAAGGAGATTGCCTCAAGAAAGTTGAGGAGATTCCCTCTGGTAGTATCCAAACAGTAGTAACTTCTCCACCATATTGGGGATTACGAGATTACAACAATGATGACCAACTTGGACAAGAGTCATCACCAGAAAGATTTGTCTTTAATTTAACAACACTATTTACAAAAATAAAGAGAGTTTTAAAAGACGATGGAACTGTTTGGGTAAACATAGGGGATACATTTTTTGGACCAAAAGGTGGTCATTTTGACAGTAAGAACAGCATAACAAATTCAACAACAGGTAGCGAGTATAGGCAGAAAAGAAATGCTCCACCAAAACATACATATTTAAAAATTGGAGATTTATCAGGTGTGCCTTGGATGTTTGCTATTGAAATGCAAAAGAAGGGATGGTATCTTAAACAAGATATTATATGGCACAAACCAAACCCAATGCCTGAAGCTGTTAATAATAGATGTGTTAAATCACATGAATATATTTTCTTGTTTACTAAAAGCAAGCAATACTATTTTAATGCTGACGCAATTAAGATAAGAGATGTAAGACGTGGTAGTGTTTGGAGTTTCAATACAGCATCTTCGGGAGAAGCTCATTTTGCTGTATTCCCAGAAGAACTACCAGCGTTATGCATAAAAGCAGGAACAAAAGAAGGAGACACTGTGCTTGACCCTTTTCTTGGGAGCGGAACAACTGCACTTATAGCAAAGAGACTACAAAGAAAATGGGTAGGTATTGAACTAAACCCTAAATACATTGAAATAATAAAGCGAAAAACAGCACAAAAAGAACTGTTTTAATAAGGAGCGATAATGGAGACGACACTACCATACGACATCGATTCAGAAGATGTTGTCTTAGGCTCAGTAATACACAATATAGAAGAATATGATAAGGTTTCTAAATACTTTATGGATGATGATGTTTTTTATCAAGATAAAGCAAAATTACTATGGAAACGTATTACTGATATGAAAAGAAGCGGAGAGCATATAGATACACTTTCTATGTGTTCCACAGTAACAAAAAAAGACTCGGATAAAGGATTAACTAAATACTACATAACAGGATGCACAGGTAATACATGCAGCAAAGGTGCTGCGGAGTATTATGCTACAAGAATATATGAAAAGTATTTACTTAGAAAAGTTATAGTAGAATCTGAGACAATAAGTGAAAAAGCAAAATCAAATGACACTGATATTTATAAGAGTATAAGTAAAGCACATTCTTTATATGGAGAACTGTTAAGTTCAAGGCCTTCACAGGCACAAGATATTGAAGATGTTATTAGTGATACACTTCTTGATATTAAAAACAAAACAACCAAACTTGTAAAGACTGGATATTCAAATATAGATAAATTTGCAGGTGGTTTAACAAGGGGAGAGGTTACAATTATTGGTGGTAGACCAGGTCATGGTAAAACAACAGTAATGATTAACCTTTTATCTAAGGCTTTAGAGAATGGTCAAAGAGCATTGTTTTTTAGTAGAGAGCTACCTAACTCAGAACTATTTAAAAAGATAATATGTCTTGAATCAGAACAGCTATCATACTCAATGGTAAGAAAGAATGTTTATGCTGAGAATGATTTACTTGTTGTTAATAATACTATCACAGAAATAAAAAAGAAATATAGCAAGGATAGGTTTTTAATGTTTGATAATATAAGAGATTTTGCAATGTCATCAAGTGAGGTGAAGAAATTTAAGCCTGATATTATATTTGATGATTATATACAGCTTATCGCCTGTGAGGGTTGGGAAGACTCAAGAAGACTTCAAATAGAAAGACTTGTTAATGATTATAAATGGCTTGCAAAAGAAACTAATTCTGTTGTAGTTCTTGCATCACAATTAAATAGAGGAATTGAAAGAGATAGTAGGGGGAAGTCATATAATCCTCAATTATCCGACCTTGCTGAGAGCGGAGCAATAGAACAAGTAGCTGAGAATGTATTCTTTTGTTATTATGATTATAAGGTTAAAGGAGAAGCAGGTAAAGGTAAAAATATAATATCGTTACATGCTTGTAAGGTAAGGTACGGAGACTCAGGTGTTACTGACTTAGGATATGATGGAGATAAATGTAAGGTATACAATTCAATAGAGGAGATGATAAACAATGACTCAAACGACATCCCGTTTTAAATACATAGGGATAGACCCAGGAGCAGGCGGAGGTATTGCTGTAATTGATGGCAGAGGAAAAATGAAAGCATTTAAATGTCCAAAGTCAAGTGAGGAGATGGCTTTACTTTTTGAAGTTACAATGGGAAATACCGCTCCTGATAAGATAAGGTTATTAATGGAGAGAGTGTGGGCAAGACCAACAAATGCAGTAAGAGCAGCATTCTCATATGGAACAAACTATGGGCAATGGCTTGGTATTGCAGCATCACATGAAATTAAGATGAATACAGTCATACCTGTTGAATGGATTAAATGGGTTGGTTGTCCAAAGGCTTTAAAAAGAGATGTGAGAAAGAGGTGGCTTAAAGAAAAGGCAAGAGAGTTATATCCAAAGGTCAATAAACTAACACTTGCAACATCTGATGCTATTCTCATAACACATTATGCGAGAGGAGAATATTTTAATGAATGATTTAGATAAGCATATTAGGTGTAAGTGTCGTAAATATTGGGGCATGAAAAACCATAAAAAAATATGTAAAAGATGTAAATCTGAAGTGATAGCTAGAGATGTTAAAGAATTAGAACATAAAAAAATACTAAAATCAAGAAGAAGAAGAGCAAGTAAAAAGCCTTTAAATATAATTGGCTTTGAGTATAAAGACAGAAAGGATGTGTGGTAATGGCCACAAATAAAAAATGTTGGTTTGCAAAAACTGGAACAAGGATTTATAAGCCTCTGAAAAAGAAAAAAACAAAAGTATTAAGCTCAACTGAAAGAGCAAAAAAGTTATCTGAGTGGAGGAAAAGTATTTGGTAAATGGATGTAAATAACAAAATAACACTGCTAATATTATTATGGGTTTTAGACAAAATAATACTCCTTACAATGTTCTTTATCTTTGATTAAGATGATGGACATATATAATAAATGGGGAGATAGCGCTTATATAGAAAGAGAGGGTAGATGGATGAAAATGTCAGAAGGGTATGTTAAGGGATGGGATGTAAAATTCAAAAAAGATATGTTATATGGTAAAATTGGGGAGGATTTTGTAGGTCAACTTATTGGAACAGATGAAATTAAATCTGAAGTAAAAACTGAAAGAGATATATGGAAAAACTCTGGGAATATCGCTGTTGAAATACGATGTGGTAGTAAAGAGTTTAAAAAAGGTAGGGATTCAGGCATTTCTAGCACCGAATCAGAAGTGTGGTTCTCTATATTGTCCGAAAAAGGGGTCGTAAAGGGCGGATTTATATTCTATGTAGACCAACTTAAGGCTTTAATAAAAAAGAGGGAAAAAGTGGGTGTTATGAGGGGTAGAAAAAAGGATTTAAAGGCAAGAGGTGAGTGGATTGAAGGTGCTTTACATATAGATATGGTTGGGGATAGGAATGAAAGTGAGACTGTTTTTTTGCCGATTAAGGAATTATTTTAATAAGTGTATATACTAAATCTTCTTCTATATTCAGGATTTTTTATGATTGATTCGTATCTTCTTCTTTTGACTTGAAAAGTTTTTTCTAAATTTTCTGCCATTCTTCTGTTTTTAGGACTAAGCCAATCCAGAAATTCATTTCTTAAAGATATGTCTCTTCCCTGTTTATTTGCTGTTATACTTAAAGGGTTCATGTTCCCAACAGTAATTTTTAAAAGTCTTTTTGCTTCTTTTTCTCTTAAATATGGGACTGTCCAACCTCTTTTACTTTCAAGCTCATGGGTAATGTAATTAAAAGCTGCATAATATGCTTTTGCAATATCCTCATCATTACTTGCTGTTAAAATAGCTTGTTTTAAATCCCAGTAAAATGGGCTTCTTTCATTACCCTCAACCATTCCACTTCGAGTAGGATGATTGATTTTATCTCTAAATGTCCTTTCGAGCTGTTTTAAATTTTTACTTTCAGTTACATGTGGATGTTTAAATGCATAAAAAAGTTTTTCTCCTTGTCCTGCTAACACAACAGTTTGAGTTCCCCAATCAAGTACGGCATTTTTAAATGTCTTAGTGCCTTTGTTCCATCTTACCATTTCATCCCATGCTGAAGTTGCATTTCTCCAGATAATCGGCTCCATTATTAATTGCATATCATCTCTTGTTCCTGCAATAGGTCTTCCAAAGCCATATTTCATTATCGTTGGAATAATTTCACCAAATACTCCAAATGCTTCACTTCTCCATATATTTGCAACTATTTTATCAAGATATTCACTTTCTTCGTGAGGTATCTGCTGATTGAATACCCATTTATACATATGATATAAAGCTGCGCCAGAAACAGCATGACCTATTGTTGCTTTAACTAATGGGGCTATATTTCCATTTTTTGTTAGTGGCTTTACAACATTCTTGTATGTATCATTGGTAACAGACATAGCTATTCTTTGAAATAGAGTCCAAGGCTTAACATATCTATTACTCATCCATAGTGGAAGGTCTCCAACACCAGTTGCTCCTGCTCCTCTTTTGTGAGATTGGTGTCCTACCCATTCCATTAACTTTCCGTAATCTTTACTCCCATAAACATCTTTTCCATTTCTAATCCAATCAATTTGCTTATCTGTCATTCTCCATACTTCTTTAAAGTATCTATCGTATTCTCCCTCTATTTGTTTTTTAGTCATGAGTCTATGAACGTTAAACATCGTCTTTTCTCCTCTTGACTGAGCAACCATCTCATTAAAAAACATTTTTCCAGCCTCAGCTAAAACAATTCTATTGTAATTTTCGCTTCTTTCCATCTGATTTACGTTCTCGAACCAAAACTTTATTCCTCTTGTTATTTTTCCTGGAGTTTCAAGCAAAGTTGTTTTTTGTCCATAACCCGTAAGACCTTCTCTAACAGCTTCTTTGAAAAGTAAAGGGTCAGTCATTGTATTAAAACCTCTCCCCATAGCCTTCATCGTATTTCTTCCTCCATATAAATATACAGTTCTTGGTAATTGTATAATAAGGTTTTTAAATCCAGACGTTGGAGAAGAAAGACCTGAAGCAGCAGCAAGATTTACAAAATTGCCTATATATCTTTGTTGCCTTGAGGTAAGTTTGCTAGATGAATCCATATCTAATCCAAGTTGTCTCTTTATAGCCATTAAAGTATATTGCCCTATTCCAGAATCGTTTTCCATTTTCTTTATAATGCTAGCCCTTGTTCCTGTTTCAACAGAAAATTTACCTCCTAAATTTGTCCATTCTGGAAAAAGTCTTACTGTTGCTAGGAATTTAGACATACCTAATCCATAGTGATTCATTGTTGCATCTATACTTGATTCATATGATTTGACTAATTTTTTCTTTCCTTTTACTTTTATTTCAATATATTCAGGTAATGTAACTCCTCTTGATTTAAGAAAATATGGACTTACTTTAGCTGGGCCAAATGCAAACATATTATATATTTCGTTTCCTATAAAATCATCTAAAAATTTCCCATCTTTTTTTAGTAAGGCTTTATAGTCGGTTGATTCCTTTCCTATAAATTTATCTCGTACTAATTTATCTGCAATCTTTTTCAAGTCTTTTTTTGTTAAATTTGCTTTTATAGAACTAGAAAGTCTTTTAATATCCCTTGAAGCAGTGTCCCAATTTTCTAAAACCTCATGTCTAACTCTTCTTGTAAAATAATCTTTAATATACATCCCATTTAAGTCTTTCATTATTTCAAGATATTGTCTTGCATTGGTATTTTTGGATACTTCAACTCCTAACGCATCAAATATTCCATCTGTCATTTGTTTCCATCGAACTCTTGCTTGATAAAAATCCCCATTCTTAACATCTACTAATTTCATTCTCATTTTTTTATCAGGAACATATCTATATCCAAATTTAGCAGCGATTCTAATAACATTATCAAGTTCTTTTTCATACTTACTATCTTTTTTGCTAAGTTTAGTTAATTGCTTTACAGCGTTGGATACAAGTTTTTTATCCATCAAATGCATATAATTATTTTTTACCTTAACTGCTTCTATTCTATTTGAACTTCCAGCATTGATTATATCTACTACTTCATCTATCATTACTTTCATTTCTGCATAATATTTTGTTCTTACGTAATCGTGTTGGTCTATTTTTTTAGCAACTTCATTACCCATTTTTCCACCATGCGCTCTTAATACATCACCAACTGTCATAAATGCTGTCTTTAATCCAGTTTTAAATGATACTGATGGATTATAGCTAGCAAGGACACTAGTATTTGTGGAATTGTAATCTTTTTCAACTAATAAATAAGCACGATATTCTTTAACTTGCTCTGTTGTAGCATCTTTAAATTTTACGCCAAATACATCTGTAAATATTTTATTACGTATTTGTGGTAATATATTTTTTGCTTTTTCTAAGCTTACTACCATTTCTTCATTCGAAGTTAAACCTTTTCTTTTTCCTTCTCCTCTTCCTTCGGTTAAAGAGTTTATTCTTGATTGAAGATTCCATAACTGATGAGCATTAACTGAATTCTTATCACTTTTTTTAATATTCCAAAGACTTTGTTTAAATCCTTTTGAAAGGTCAACCTCTATTCCAAGTTCATCTCTAACAAGCTTCAATATGTTTTTCTTAGAAACATTATAAGGGGGTTTCACAGCTTTTTTCATTATAGCTCTTGTCTGATTATGAACCGATAGTAATTCTTTATATAATATATCAGTATTAGCTTTTTTAAATTTTACTTTAAGAGCCTCCCCTCTTGGTATATAGTCTTGAGGTATTCTTCCTTTGTAAACCTTTTCTCCTATAATATCAATCATTTCCTGTCTTACTCTCTCTACATCATTTGGATTTGTGATATTAAGTTTTTGTCTCATATAGCTATTGAAAGCAGTAACCCATGATTTTATTTTACCTACTACTGTTTTATCAAGAACTCTATCTGCGACATATTCTCCAAGCTTATCTATAAATCTATGCTCTGCTTTTTCTATACTATCGCCTTTTTGCTTGAACATAAAAGTAGCTCTTTTAATCAAATCTTTACTAAATTTATCGCCCATTGTTTTAAGCGCAGGAAGGGCAAACTCAACAACTTCATGTGGTAATACATCTTTACCAGCCCTACCTGTAGCAATTTCTATATAGTGGCCTGTCAATCTTCCAAGTATATATTGTCCATTAAACTTACCTAAATCTTTTTCCCACTTTTTAGGAAAAAATAATTTATCTTTATATGCTTTTTTAGCCCATTGCATCAATTCTTTTAATTGTAAAGAGGAAACAATTCTTTCAGCAGTTTCGTTAGGAGATAATTTATGCTTAGATTTTGGTTTTTTTCCCTCTTTTATTAACCTCTGTGTTTCTGCATATTGCGCATCATATACTTCTTGAGCCAATTTTGTATAGTTTCCAACTTGCTTTGATGTTGGGACAATTTCATTAATTCTAGGAGCAGTTTGAATCATATATTCAATCATCGTTTCAACAGTTTCTCTTTTCACAAAATCGACAGTTTTTCCTTTTTTATCTTTAACTTCAATAATATCATCTGTAAATTCTTCTCTTAATTTTCTAAGTCCTTCTTTTATTTCCCATGTATTATATCCACCCTTGTCTTTTCCGCTCCCACTTTTATCACCTTTTTTATATTCAATAAAAACGCCTCTTTTTCCTTTAGTGCTTCCATCAAATTTAATTTCATATCCTCCTGCATCTATGTCTTTTAAATACTCTTTAACCCATCTTTTAGCATTCGCTGCATGTTTACCATGATATTGTTTTGTACCATATACTTTTATAAGGTCGGTTTTTATATCATTGGGAGGTTTATCTCCAAGCACAAGCTTTAATACTTGTCCTGCTTCTGAGCCTTCTCCATATTTTTCTACAGCCCATTGCATAAAAGAATATCTAAAAGCTCTATGCTCTCCAGCCATTCCAGCAGGTATGTTTTTTACACCAAATATCATTTGAATCAGTGGCCTTAAAGTCTTGCCTGTTATAGGCTTATAGTCTACATTTTTAAACATAAAAGCTTCAGCTCCAATACCGCCTTCTTGTCTATTGAAAAGTTTAACAAGCTTTTCCCCAACATCATCCGTCACATATTTTTTAATCCTATTTGTTTTAGATTGTACATATTCAACGAAATTTTTTCCAAAATTCCAATATTCAGTAGATTCTTTCCCTAATATATGCTTAGTTCTTGCCCCCTCTAATCCTTCTGTTGCGGTATCTCCTATAGGTTTTAAAAGAGATAGTATCTCTTTTGGAGTAGTATATGTAAGTGCTTGGGGATTTAAAAGCATTGAATTTTTTTTGAGAGTTTCAAAAAGAGCCACTAAATTAGTTTTATGATATCCTTTTCCTTCTGACTCCATCCATGCATCTACATCTTTATTAGAAAGTTCATGAAGACTCTTTCCTCGTTCAGTAGCAAGCCATTTAGTAAATCTATTAAGAAAATCGATTCTTTCTATAGAACTTTCTTCTGCTAATGGTTTTTTTCTTTTAATTATTTTATTTAAACCAAGTTGCTCTGCATAATGTAATAATATCGCTTTACTTTTTTGATATGCTGCATTTGCATCTAATCCTTCTACACTATCTTTGTTTATTTCTTTTGATTTTCTAAGTAAATTCCTCTCTTTTGCAGCATTAAATACTTCACTAGCTAAAGACTTTTTACTTCCTATAATTTCAGTAAGTTTTTGAATCCTCTCATCTACTGTTTTTCTTTCATCTTTCCTTTTGGTTTCGTGAACATATTCTAAGCCACCTTCTCTTTTTTTAGTAGTAGTATCAACTATTCCTTCTGTTAATCCTTTGTTTTTGCCTTCAACATCTTCTGCTGAATATATATCCTTACCGACTTGAATTTTTGTTTTAGACTTTGGAGTATATGCATCTAGCTTTTCTTTAAGCAAGTCCCACCTTACGTCTTTTTCGTTTTTAATTTCAATTTCTTTGAGATTCCCTTTTCTATCGTACTTTGGTTTAATAGCTCCTTCATTATCAATTAAAAAGTTTTTTATTGAAGCTTTACTTTTATATTTAATAGCATTTTCAATATAATTTGTTAATTGCTGTCTTAAATTTGTTTTTTGCTCTCTACTATAAACTTGTTCTTCCTTCATTTTATTTTTGTTACGCAATTCTCCAATAATTTCGCCATCCCATTTATCTTGTAAATTTTCAAGTCTTTTAACGACAGATTTTTTAATCGTAACATCTTTTTTTTGCATTCCAATACTTTTATTTAAAAGTTCAGATATAGCAAATATTGTTTGCATATGCTCATTATAATCTTTATAATGAATTTTTTCATCTTTTTTCCCAGACAATATATCTGCTTCTAATTTATCGATAGCTTTTTCAAGTTTCTTAACTTCCTCTAATGTTATCTTACCTAATCCTCCATCAATTAAATCAATATCTCCTAATTTTTTAGAAACATTCTCTAAATATCCTTTTGCAATAGAGACAGTATTATTATATACTTTGTTTCCTATCCCATCAGAGTCCCCTTTGCCTTCATCAAGAGAGGTTGTTATATTATTGATATGTAAATCAACATCAGACTTATTTCCTTGCTCTTTTAATACTTTTTTAACATAATCCATTGCTTCTCTTTTACCTTCTCCTATAAGAGTATGCTTTGCTTTCAAAAGTCCCATCATACCTATATTAACAAGTGCATTTCTACCTAAATCTCTTAAAGTAAAATTGTCATCATCAATTACTTTATAAACATCTGGAGCAGTAAAAGCTGTGCCTTCAGCTAATACTTGCCCGACTTTTCCAGTAGCAAGCTTAGCAGTATCTTTGCCAATTTTTTTTGTAAGTTTGGTCGCAACTCCTTCAGCAGTTCCTTGGTAAGCTTTAGCCATTGCTTTTGAATATAATGCTGCATTAACTACATTTAAACTTCCTCCTATAAATCCAGCTACACCTCCCATCATACCTCCGTGCATAACCCCATCTCTTACACCCTTTTTCCAATCACCTCCATGTACAGCTTCAGTTAATCCACCTTTCACTCCTTCAAAAACTGCAAGTGTTGAAGCTTGCATTTTAGCCATAGATTTTACTGGAGATGCGAATTGACTTGACAAAGCGGCTTTTTCTTGTGTTTTTGGAAACAAAAGACCCATTCCGTCTGATTCATTAGATACAACTTTCTTTACGTGATTTTTTGCTTGTCTTAATGTTATCTTCCCTCCACTCTTTCTTACCATTTCTTTTGCAGCCAATCTTTGAACTCCTTTAGAGGCAGAAGATGCAGCAAGCCCAGCTTTTCCTACCCAACCACCAGTAAACATTAAAGCTAAGTCTAAAGGCATCGTGAATCCAAGAACAAGAGACAAAATATCTTCTCCTATATTTGCTTCCCATTCTGGGTCAATGCCAAATTTTGCTTGCCCTGTATGTAATTGATATGCTATTCCTGTGGCGGAATCATTATACGCCTTTTTCACCCATTCTGAAGAATTTTCATCTATCATTCCATAATCAGACATTTCCAATAAATTATTAACAAAGGTTGGAGAGGTTTTATCTTGCTGTTTTTTTCTTTTTGATTTTTGATTTTTAATCTTATCATTCATAAACTCCCAATCTTTGGGTAAATCAGGGTCTGAATGATAAAGCATCTGATATAGACTTGCATTTCCGTATGATTTATATGCTGGATTTTGTTCTCTTTGGTCTTCTAAATATTGAATATAATTCATTTTTTAGTCAAACATCTTTCCTATAGGGGACATATTATAACGCTTATATATTTCATATGCTGAGATTTGAGGTTTCTGCTCCCAAGTATCTCCTCCGTAAGAATGCGTTTGTTTTTTATTCCACTTAATCTTTAAAACCTTTAACTCTGAGCTTTTTTCAGTTCTTATTTTATAATATTCTGGAGTACCAAATGCTTTTTTTTCTTCAGGAGACGACCCAGTATAAGGATAGTCTTTAAACCATTTATTCAATTCTTGCTTTTTCTGATAATCTTTTTCATAATCAAGAATTAAGGTTTTCTCATCTGCAGACATTTTTGATACTTTGTTTTTTGGGCCATCTTCTTTTTTAGGAGGCTCATATCTTAAATATGGGTCAGTTATCTCACCTCCCCATCCACTATATGTAATAGGCATTCCTTGAGTTAAACTTTCTCCTCTGCTTACATTTTGAAATCCACTCTCAAGTTGATATAGATTTCCTTGAATATTTTGAATGTCTGCTCGATACATTTCTATTAAATCATTAGCTTCTTGGTCTAATAATTGTTGCCATGTAAATTGCTGCTCAGAAAAGCCTGTGGGAAGAGTTCCTGCATATGGATTAGTTTGAGATTCCGTACTATGAGCTACTGAACTAGCTACAGCATTTAATCGTTTTTGTGCTTGAGGATTTGTTTGCGCAGACTCTGCTAATTCCATTATGTATTCATAGTCATCTAAAAGCTTGCCTTTGTAGTTAACTTCAGCTATTAATGGTCTTGCATCTTGCATAATAAATCTTCTTGAATCTGATTGTGTTTGTTCTTGAATACCTTTATATGCATTATACTCCTCAAGATTTCCATAATCTATTCCCCTTGAAATAGTATAAAGCTCATTTTTATCAAGCACATGGTCTTCTATTGAAGCTAATCCTAGCTGATATATATCATCCCAAGAATTTAATCCTGTAAATTCTGTAGTAAATTTCCCAGATGGATGGCTTAATAGGTCTCCAAATTGTTTAGTTAACAATTCTTTGCTTTTTATATATGCAAGTTCTTTTTCTTTAATCGTTCCTGCTAATAAAGCTTTTCCTTGGTTATCTAAATCATTATACCCTACAACAGTATTTCCCTCTTCATCTACTCCTCCAGCTAACAAAACTTTCATTTCTTCCATTTCATCGTGCATCATTGCATATTGCGCATCAAAAGCTTTATACCTTTTTTGATGCTCTGGGATTCTTCTTTTTACAAGTTCATATCTTTCAATTTCAGAAGAAGTTAAATCACCTAAATTTTCATTATACCAATTATCTAATCCTGCTTGATGGCTTTCGAGTTCAACATCATCAAATGAATTAAATATATAAGAACTATATGATTGAATAGCATCTTGTACAACAGGACTTTCTTTTTGTCCTTGTTGTGAAAATTGTACTAATCGAAGTAATTTTGCGAGTGTATCATCAGACCTTTGTTCCTTCTCTAATCCTGGAATTGCCATATATTTATCCTTGTCCTATGCTAATTCTTTGTGCTTGCTCATGCCATTGATTTACAAGGTCAGATACAAGTCCTAATCCTTGTGAATATTGTTGACCAACATCACCAATTGCTCCTGCCATTTCTTTGCCATATACATCTTTAACACCACTTTGTTGTCTTCCAAAGCCACTTCCACCTGCAAATCCACCAGCAGCTTTTGTAGCTTCTTTTCCACCTAATCCGCCATATAACCCAGACAATAAAGATTGTCCTTTTGCTTGTAATTGTGGTGAGTATGTTTTATAACTACCTGCTTGTAGCATCTCAGGACTTATTGATTGAAACATCCCAGGTGGTAAATCTTGTTCATTTAACCCATAATGCTCTGCAAATCCACTTGCAATAGATTCTGGAGTAAGAGACGTTAACTGAGACCATCCCATCTCCCCAAAAATACTTTGTAAACTTTCTAATATACTTTGTTGAAACATATTATTCTCCTTCTAACATTTGAAGCAACATTAATAATGGCATCAATGATTCCATCATTTGACCACCTTTACCACCTTGATTAAACCCCTGTTGTCCAAATTGTGAAACACCCGTTGTTAATGGTTCTAATAAATTTTTACTTCCTCCCCATAATCCTCTTAATCTATCTGTGAATTGAACTCCTCTTGTTTGCGGCCCTATCATTGGAGCTTCAGGAATATTGATTTTTCTATTCGGCTGAAATAATCCCTCTTGTTCAAATGGATTAAGAGTTTTCCCAACACCTTTAAATAATCCTCCCCATTTGCCTTCACCACCAACATCTTGAAATTTTTGAGCAGTCTTTCTAAGTATTCCTCCTTCTGGCCTAGAACTTCCAAGCATTTTACTCAACATAGCTGATGAAAATCCCCCAGTTAAAGCATTTTTAAATATATCTCCCTCATCAACCTGCATTGACCTTGCCTCAGAAAGATAATCTCTATAATCACCCCTTAAAAATGTTTTTCCATATCTTTCATCAATATCAAGTAACCCTTTCATTGCTTTTCTTTTTTGCTTTGTTTTTCTTCCCGATGTAAATGCTCCAAGAATCCCAGATAATAATGGATTGCCTAAAAGACCAAGAATACTTAAATATGAATCTTGCTCATCATATTTTCCAGCAGCATCAGAAGCTTTAATCCCAAGTTTTTCCATATCAGCATAAAATTCCTCTTCCATTTCACCCATCTGTTTCTTGGTTGCAACGTCTGCTTGTTTTTCTTTACTCTCTTTAATTTTTGACTGCTGGATTAATCTTGTTGTTGGCCCAGCTACTTGATATGGTGATATACCATTTGCCATTATATTACTCCTTTTTCCCTAAAATTATTCTTTTAAATATATTAATTATTATCGTCATATACAAATCTCAAAAATTACATCCAAAAAATACTGAATTATCTGTTACTGCTGCATAAGTTAGAGTAAGTTTTGGGTCTCTACTTGTTTCTGTATAATCTGCATAATAACATTGAATCTGAGTATAATTTCCACCAAGAGAAGGAGCAGAAAGCCTTTTGTCAAAATTAAATCCCATTAAACAAATTGTAAAAGTTCCACTTCCTATTTTATTTTGTATAGCAGTAATTCCATTAGAATTTATAGTAAAAGTATGATAACCTGCAGTAGTAGATACTGTTACTACATCTGATACTTCAGTTCCTAATGTAACTCCACTTGCAAAGCAATTTCCATAATCTGCTGAAGTTCCTGCTAAAGCTGTTGCTTCTACTAATGTTACTTTATCTGCATTACTACCAACTGTACCTAAATTATCTAAATATAGCTGAATTGTTGCACTTTCTAAAGTTCCACTTTGTAATGATACATCAAATGGGAAATAAGACCTTCTACAGTAATAATTATTTCCACCCCTTCCACCTGAGTATATATTATATACTGCATAAGTACTATTTGTAGAAGTGTTACCATAAACATCTGCAACCGAAGACACAGTTCCTCTCGCATTAGCCCAAGATACATTACTACCTAACTGAGCATAAGAATCTCCTGTTCCTGAATATATTGTAGGCATTACAATTCAACCTTTGGCATATAATAATTATCTTTAATAAGTGTATACATATTTTCATTGGGAGATACAGATACCTCATTGTAAGAAACTAAGTCAAATGAATATGGATTATATTCTTCTTCTTTGTTATTCCAATAAGTTATCTTACCACCTGATTTAATCTTAGATAATGCAAATTCTTTAAACTTATCTAAATTTTCATCTCCAAATGTATCAAGGAATATACCATCGTAAGTAGATAAACCATTTACACTGCTCCAATCACCCTGAACTATAGTAACATTAGATTTACCATTTGCCCATATTTGTAATTTTTCAAAAATCTGTGGGTGTATTTCAACTATTGTATGAGAATTTACACCCTGTGCTTGTATGTAGTCTGCACATATTCCCATACCAAATCCTATTTCAAGTATATCACCTTTATTATGACATACAAATTCTGCTGACTTCTCCATAATAGATGATTCCCAATCCATCATAACTTCTATACCCTTTGAATCAACTATCTTATTATCAAAAAATTCTAATATATTATCTTTAAAAGCCATATTATGTAGTATCAAAATCTAAGGAAGCAACCCCATAATAGTTAGTTCCATCAAAATAAAAGGATAATATATCTGTCTTATCATCAGTTGTAGTAAGTGTCGGCTCATCTGTATTTAATATTCCACCACCTGCCCAATAAATAGTGCCTGATGTTACAGCCCAAGTAATTACATTACTACCTCCATTACCTTGTACTATCTTTAATATTAAATTACAGGGGTTAGATGGATTAGTAGCAAATGTTACTGTACTACTATTATCTAAAAGCAAATGATATTTATTGCCTTCTCCCCAATCTATAGATACAGCATCTGTTCCTGTTTGAGCTGTGAATCCTGCTGTTGAAGTATTAAAATCAACTTCTCCTGCTGCATCCATCAAAATATCTCCATAAGCATTTAAGGTTATGTCTGAATCTGTATCTCCAGCTCCTACAGTTTCTATCTCAAGGCCTCCTAATGAAGATACATTAAAATTAGCATAATTACTTGCATCGTATAATACCTTGAATTGGTCTGCAGTAGTAGAGGTTATTGCTAATGTACCTGCCATTGTATCATCTGCATCATTTGTAATATGA